ATCGTTGCGGAGTTATGCGAGAAACACGCTATATCGATGCAACTAATTTATAAGGCTTCGGATATTATGAATAGGCAATTATAACTCTTGCCATTGTTCAACTTTCTTAGATACACGCAATCCGTGTAATTTACATATTCTTATTGCCTCATCTAATTGCATTTGAGGTGTTGTAATTAATTGCCATTCAGGTCGCTTATCTAATTCTGATTGATCTATAAATTTTACTTTATTATCTTTTTGATAATTCGTTACTGCATCACCCATCATTTCCTTGATTTTATCAAATGTTGGATTAATATAGAACCCTTTCAACCTCTTGTATGTGCCTCTTTTGATTCTTTCTAAATACCCAAGTTTCAGCATATAAGATAATGCAATATTAGCACTTACTGACTTGTTAGCCATTTTAAACTCAATAGATTCAAAAGGCGTATCATTTTTTGACTGAATCCATTGAAGTCCTGAGTAAATTGCGACATCCGTTTTTGTTTTAAACGTAATATCTGATGAGATGTTTCCGTTATTCATTGTGTTTGTTTGTTTTTAATTCGGAGCAAATCTAAGTATTAAATTATTAAAGTCAATAGTTTAGCCAATTATTTGCTCCAATTTATAATCATTCTAAATAACAAATCCTTTTCTACGCTTTTATTGAATTTACGATTTACTCTCAGTTGTAATTTTACGACATGAGTAAATTAGGCTACATAGATATTACAGGCACTATTGATGCAAATGGTGGCGGTGATTGGTTTTTTGGCGGTTCTTCATTCTCAGCTAAAGACTTACAACAGGCGTTATCTGACAATCAAGATGCTGACGAATTAATCGTTTCTATCAATTCAGGTGGTGGCTCATGCGATGAAGGTTTCGCAATCTATAACCTACTCACTAACTCAGGCAAAAAGATTACGACCCGTGCAGTAGGTACGTGTGCTTCTATTGCTTCGGTTATCTTTTTAGCAGGGTCAAAACGTGAGGTTTTCAAGAACACTCAGGTAATGATTCACCTTCCTATGGTGATGCCATACGAGCCATTGAATGAAACTGAATTAGCGAAATTACAAGATCGTTTAGCGCAGGAAAAAGAAAGAATCCTAAACCTTTACACAGACATCACCAAATCAGACCGTGCGACACTTGAAACGTACATGGTAGATGAAACCTATCTAACGGCTGACCAAGCTAAAGAGTTAGGTTTTGCGACTGAAATTATTGAGCCTGTTATGGCAATAGCAAAGAATCAAATAATCATGAAAAAAAATACTTCAACCGCTGCGAAAGTCTTGAAAGGACTTGCACAACTACTAAACGTAGAATTAACGGACGATGTTGTTAATGTCGATTTGACTACAACAGACGGCAAAGTTTTATCCATTGACCCTGCTTTAGAAGTAGGGGCTACGGTAATGATGGACGGGGCTGATGCTCCTGACGGAGATTACACAATGGAATCCGGCGAGGTTATCACAGTTGTAGGTGGTAAAATTACGGCAATCGTAACTCCTGCAAGTGATGACGCAAAAGATCAACAAATCGCAGACCTTAAAGCGCAATTAGAAGCACTACAAGCTACTAACAACACGCTAACAGAAACTAACAACACATTGACGGCTGATGTTGACGCTCTGAAAAATGAAAATGCAACCGTAGCGAAAAATGTTGAGGCTATCGAAGCACATTTAAAGACGCTTAACATCGACTTTAAAGCGAAGCCTACCACTACATTCAACAAAGGCAAAGAGGTTGTTTTCGATGCTGCTGCTGAAAAGGCTCGTAAGGCGGAAATAAAAGCGAAAGCAGGTAAAGTAAGATAATTAAAAACACAATAAAAACCATAAAATAAAATGGCAATATTCTCACCTTCTGACTTGACAGTAGAAAATGTTAAGTCTATGTCGGAAACGCTTCACGAAGGGTTCTTCCGCAATCCTGAACTAACCGCTTTCCATGATATTCAGGAAGGTATTGTAGCAGGAAAAGAAATGTTAATCTTCCAAAACCATACGGGATTAACAGGCTATAATCGTACTTCGTGTGCTACGACTGCGGATGCAAATTTCGCTATCGAAGACGTACGTAAAGTATGGACACCGAAATACATCGGAGATCGTTTCGCTGAGTGTTACGACACTTACATTGCGAAATTCTTTGTGTACGGAATGAAAGCAGGAGTGAACAAGGCAGACCTAACGGCTACTGAGTTCGCAGCATTCACAGAGGAAAATATCTCTGATGAAATGAAAAATGCTTTCCTTCGTCACTTATGGTTCGGAGATACTGCAATCGCAGCAGGAACAAACAACGGATTGAGTTCAGGTCAGTTGAAATACTTCAGTGCTATCAATGGATTTTGGAAGCAATTATTTGCTATCGTAGCAGGTGATGCAAACCGATTAACGGCAGGTACTGAATTAGAAACTAAGAATGCTGAAACGTCTACGGCAGATCAGAAATTCGATGCTTCAACTACATCAGGGCAAAAGGTAACGGCTGCACTCGATCAGATGTACTACGATGCTGACGAAAGATTAATCGACAAAGACCCGTCTGAGTTGATTTATATCGTTACTAAGTCGGTATTCGATCAGTACGTGAAAGAGCGCAAAGCGGTTGGTGCTATTGATGCTTCATACATGAGAGTAGAGAATGGCATCCGTCAAATTACGATCAACGGAATTGATGTAATATCATTCAACTTCTTGGATCGTATGATTAAAGCGTACTTTGAAGATACAGGCGTATGGATTTTACCACACCGTGCAATCTTAACTACTCGTAAGAACTTAGTTATCGGTTGCGAAACGGTTGGTTCACTTAGTGAATTAGACCCGTGGTATTCTAAGGATGATGAAAAATACTATGTAAAATATGGTGCTTTCATTGACGCTAAAGTTGCATTAAATAACATGGTTCAGGTGTGCTACTAAGCACACTTGAATCCTAATAAAACGGAGGAAAAAAGATGTCAGCTTGTTCATCAATCACAGGTAATATTTCAATCAGTTGTGCAAATCCGCTAAAGGCTGGAGTAGTAGCAACATTCTTACTCGGAAACATCGAAGATATTGACACCTTAACTATTGACGGTACAAATCCGACATTAGCAACAGGGTTAACGATGTTGACAGGTAAGAAAATGTTTGAGATTCAAGGGCAATTACTATCGACTGCACCTAAGACAGGAGCGGTAATCGGTAAGTATGCAAATCAATACGAACACGAATTGCAGTTCTTAGTATTCGCTAACGACCCTGCAACAAAGAAAGTAATTAATGCACTCACGAATGCTGATGTATTCGCATTGATTACGAATAAAAACACAGGCACGGACGGCAATGCTAAGTACGAATTATACGGAGCGGTTTCAGGTCTGAAATTATCAGCCTATGAACGTGATCCTAATAACACAGAAAACTTAGGGGCGCACGTAATCACACTCAAGAGTGCTGAGTATGCACGTGAGGCAAGTGTTCCATTAACATTATACGATACAGATTCAGCAACGACTGAGGCTATCGTTGATGCTCTAAAAGTGGTAGCATAATTTACCGTAAACCTATACAGAATGAAAAGGGGAACAATTAATTTTGATTCCCCTTTTTTATTAACTTTGTAAGTATGGAACTAAGAGAAAAAGCAAAGCAATTCATAGATGCAAATCCGTATGATGTTGTAATTAAAAATCCTGATTTAGTTAATCAGTTCTTAGATTTATGTTATGAAGTATTTGGCGAAATACCTGAGTGTGGGACGTGTGGTAATGCACTAACATACTACAAGAACTTAGTATCGTACGGAAATAATTTACCGACTGCGAAACTCAATAATAAGGGGTTATTCAGAATGAAGGATATGCAATTTTATTCTCGTGGATTACGTAGGATGATTGCACCAGAAGGGATGACAGATGAGTTAGCTATTCAGTTATTACAGTCGAGTAGAAACAATCATATATATTTTGAAACGCTACCCGAAGATTGGGAGCAGATTATTTTCGGAAAAACAGAAGAGCCGAAAGTTACAGAGGAGAAAGAGGTTGAGAAAATCAATCAACCACAACAACAAATTCAATTCAATAAAAAACGTAAGCGTAGATGAGTAGCCTACCAACAGTACCACGCTCGGCAAAGAAGAGGTTGCAAAATCTCGATGACCGTAGCCGGGGCATTCAGAAATACGATGTTGATAATAAATATCCACAGGCGGTTTTATACTCAATCGCTTCGAGCGGTACGGCTTCGGCTTGTCAGGATGAGATGCGTAAATTTTTAAGAGGCAATGGATTTAGCAATTTAGACTTAGAAAACTTAGTCGTAAATGCTGACGGTGATACGTTAGCAACGATTCATGATAGCGTGTGCAATACACGTGCTACATTCAAAGGTTATTATCTTCATATCGGTTACAATGGAATGTTAGAGGCGAATAGTATCAGAGTGATTCCATTCGAGCAAGTGCGATTATTATTGGCTGATGATAGCGGTTATTGTTCAGGCGTAAAAGTGTATTTCGACTGGGACGGTTCGAGCGGTAAAAAGTACGACCCAACATTGATGACCGAAATAGATTTTTTCACAACTGACAAAGAAAAGATTGCTGCACAGATAGCGAAAGCAGGAGGTTTCTCAAATTGGAAGGGACACGTATTGATGGTTTCGGATGCAGGGAAATGTACTTATCCGACTGCCGTAATTGACCCTGTATTGGAAGATGTTAATACCGAATCTGCAATTAAGAAGTTCAATAATAGAACCGTTATCAATGGATTTACTGATAAGACTGTTGTAATCTATAAGGGCAAGATTCCGACTGATGATATTCGTAATGATGAAGGTGTTATAATCGGACAACGTGAGCAACGTGATTTCTTAGCTAATTACACAGATTCATTAGCGGACTTTGTAGGAGAGGAAAACGCAGGAGGGTTATTGACTATTCATGCCGAGCGTGAGGAAGATGTACCTGAGTTTAAGCCGTTAGAAACTCCAAAAGATGAGAAGCGTTACGAGTGGACAATATCAACTGCAATGGAAAGTATTATCCGTTGTTATCGTCAACCGTTAGCGTTACAAGCAATTAAAACGGCAGGGCAATTAGGACTATCAAAGGAGTTTGAAGATGCTAAGAAATTATATGATGAACGATTGGCAGAGTTAAGAAATAGAATTGCATTATCGTTCAAACAGATACTTGATATTTGGCATGATGCTTCTTATCGTAACATCGAAGATTATTCCGTTATTCCATTAACAGGGATTTCAGAAAAGCCGAAAGCTGCAAGTTATGCCGAGCGGTTAGATGTAGGTACATTTTCCTCTATGCAAACGATGTTACAATCATCGCTAACGGATGCACAAAAGCAATCGCAATTAGTAATATTATTCGGACTTAACCCTACCGATGCACAGGCATTAGTTAGCGGTACAATACCTTCTGATTATGGCGTATAGTGATTTATTGATAGACAAATCGCATATTAA